TGGGGGGGGGGGGGGGGGGGGGCGGACTTATATCTGGTCCGTTAACTAGATTAACCTCAGGAACTACGTATACAGTAAGTGTAGGAGCCGGCGGCACTGCCACAAACAATGGTACAAGTTCAAGTATGTCTGGTACTGGATTCGCTATAGTTACTGCAATAGGTGGCGGTAATGGAGGAAGTAGTTCAACCATAACTGGTAATGGAGGATCAGGCGGGGGCGGAAATTACTTTACAAATACATCTGCAGGAAGTGCAACATCTTGTCAAGGATACCCCGGTGGTACAGGTACTTCTTCATCTCACACATATGGTGCTGGTGGTGGCGGTGGAGCAGGTGGTACAGGAATTAATGGTTCTGTTGCTTGTGGTAGTTATGGTAACGGTGGCGCAGGTGGACCTGGTAAACTCACTACTATTACAGGATCAAGCTTGTATTTTTCAGGTGGAGGTGGAGGAGCCGGCGGTGCAGACACAACATATGGCGCGTTAACTGCTGGTAATGGTGGAATTGGCGGAGGCGGTGCCGGCGGAGCTTATTTAAATAACAGTTTAGGTAGAACGCAAGGTATAGGTGGAGGCTCTTCTTTGAATGCTGGTGGTAGTACTAATATGACGACTGGTGCCGGCGGTATAGGTGGTGTGAATACGGGCGGAGGTGGTGGTGGCGGTGGTACTAACGGTACTGGAGCGACAGGAGGAAGCGGAGTTGTTATAATTAGTTACGCAGCTCTTACACAAAAAGCAACCGGGGGGTTTGTAACTAGCTATACAAATCCGTCAAACAATCTATTATATTGGGTTCACACATTTACTAGCTCGGGTACATTCAATACTTAAAATAGATAAATAATATTATGGCACTAACAACGATACAAACTTCAGGACTTAATACTCCGTCATACTACCTAGATGATATATCATATGGTATTGACGGAAGCACTAACTCGTTCCAATTAACATTTAGTGGGGCAACTGTATCAATAACGAATCCCTTCAATTTGTTTGTTGTTTTAAACGGCGTGCAACAACAAGCTTTTGTAAATTATTATAGTGTTGTTTGGGGTAGTTATTTTTTACCTGCATTCAGAGGCTATACTATCGACAGTTTTGGAAATCTTAAATTTGCAGATTGTTTACAAAAAGGCAGTCAAGTTATCATCGAAGCATTACCGGTTTATACTACACCGGCAACAAAAACTTATCCATTTTCTCCAGCCGATATCATATTAGGATTTTAAAACAAAGATAAATACTAGTAGTTACTAAATCCGCGGGTATTATTTGATATCAAACGGATAAATCAAGATAAATACTATATAAATCATTGGAGTTAAAATGGCAAGAAAAACGATATTAGATACGTATTATACGTTCGTACCCTCAACAAGAACTGTTATAATCCCTCACGCAGTTCCTAGAGAAAGATTGGTGTTAATTACAGACGTTACAACAAATCAAGTGTTGTATAATTTCTCCGATGCTAGTTTAAAATCAACTTCATATGTCATTGCCACTGACACCAATAACAATACTACAACTACAATTGTATTAAATTATAATACAACATCATTGTCTAGTACTGATAAGTTAAGTATTACAGTTGATGAATATGAAGAAACATTCAAACCAACTGAAATTCTATTTGACCCGGTTAATAAGATGCGTGTTAGTATGCCTCAGTCATTAATCGATACTGACTTTGAATACTCAACACAGCCAACTAAGTGGGAAAACTTAGCTCTAATGAACAATCGCCCATTTGCTTACTACAATACATATTTGATTATTGTAGTAGCAGATATTCAAGTTGTAAATGGTTCAAGAACAGTTACATTGTCAACATCATCTCCACATGGACTATCAGCAGGTACACCAGTATATATTCAGGATAGCACATGGTCTGGTGCTGATGGTTTGTTTGTTATTGATTCAGTTCCATTAAGTACTAGTATTACATATACTGCTAGAACATATTTTACTGGTACAACTGGGTCTATCTACGCAGCAGGTACTACAACTGCATATCAAGGTTATGTATTCAGCGGTGCAGCAATACCAATCTCTAGTATCACATATGCAGGTGTTGCAGTAACGGTAACAACTACAGTTAATCATGGCCTAATGTTGGGTAATGAATTTGCCTTAATTGGTACAACTGCTACAACTAATGCACCGAACGGTAGCTGGTATGTTGCAAGCGTAACAAGCCCAACTGTATTCACTTTCTATCCATATAGTATTGGTGCTCCAACTGGTTCTATTGGTTTCGGTAGTGCAACACTATATTGCAGACCACAATCAAGTTTCAATCATCGTGCATTCGATGGTGGTGTGCAATTCTCAGCAAACGCAAGTAGTCACAATCAAATCGCATTTAGACAAACACGTAGATATTTCCGTTATCAATCTGGTAAAGGTATTCAATTGAGTACTGGTACAATTTTGAAACCAAATATCAATATTGATCAAATTGCTGCGGTAGGTACAACTATAACTGTAACTACAAAGATTCAACATAATATTAACTTTGGTGCAACAGTAACAATTACAGGATGTAACGAGTCTGCATACAATGGTTCATTTGTCGTAAATGCAGTATTAAATTCTTATCAATTTACTTATATTGCATTGAGTACACCTTCTGCAAGCCCTGCTAGTGGATTGCCTGTACTATCAATTACTAACTGGTATGGTGGTTCAACTAAAGTTGGATTATTTGATCAACAAAACGGTGTGTTTTTTGAATATGATGGACAAACATTGTATGCAGTTCGTAGAAGTTCAACATATCAATTAGCTGGGTGGGTAAGCGTAAATGCAGGATCAAGCACAGTTAGTGGTGTTAATGTAAATGGTGTTACTACGTTGTTTAGTAAACAATTGATTCCAGGTGATTACGTTGTTATTCGTGGCATGAGTTATCGTGTAGATACAATTACTAGTGATACATCAATGACAATCATTCCTGGTTATCGTGGTGCAAGCAATCTAACACAAAACGTTATCAGTAAAACTGTAGAGACAAAGATTCCACAAAGTTCATGGAATATTGATCGTATGGATGGTACTGGTCCTTCTGGATTCAATATTAACTTAACAAGAATGCAGATGTTCTATATTGATTACTCTTGGTACGGTGCTGGTTTTATTCGTTATGGATTCAGAGGTACAACGGGTGATGTTATTTATGGACACAAATTAGCAAATAATAACATTAACTATTTGGCTTATATGCGCTCTGGTAACTTACCAGCACGTTATGAAACAAATACATTTAGTTTCACTACAACATTAGCGGCAAGTGTTGCTTCTGGCGATACAACTATTACATGTAGTAGTTTAACTTATTTTAGTACACCATGGCCAACATCTGGTACAATTCTAGTAAGAAATGCAACTGCATATGAATACATGAATTATACAGGTATCAATGGTAATATTTTGACTGGTGTGACTAGAGGACAAGCCGGCGGTACAGTTACTGCTACTACAGTTACATATAGTAGTCCTTTATTATTAGTAAGTTCAACCAGTGGTATACAAATTGGACAAGAGATCATTGGTACTGGTATTGCACCTGGAGCAACTGTTGTTGCATATGTTACTAATACTAGTATATCAATGAGTATTGGTGCTACTGCTAGTGGTACTAACGTTTCAATTATTTTAGTTCCAATGGCACTAACTGCACAAACATTTACATATAGTTTAACTGCTCCAACTGCTGTTGAATTACATGCACCGCAATATTCGGCTGAGATTGATCACTGGGGTACTTCAGTTATTATGGACGGTAGATTCGATGACGATAAATCATACGTGTTCACAAGAGGTATGAATAGTGCGGTTACTATTGCATCAGGTGTTAATAATGCGGTGATGAGTTTCCGTATTGCACCTTCAGTGAGTAATGGTATTGCAGGAGCCACATTAGGTGCACGTGAAATTGCTAACCGCATGCAGTTGGTTTTACGTCAGATGGACGTTTTCACAACAGGGCAGTATTTGATCACACTAGTACTTAATGGAGTAACTTCAAGTTCAACACCTTCATGGTCAAACGTTGGTGGTTCAAGTTTGACACAGTATGTGTTCCATAATGCAGGTACAACAATTACAGGTGGCGAAACAGTTTTCGGATTCTTCTTGCAACAATCAGGTGGTGTTTCTGGTTCTGTTACTCAGCAAGACTTGTCATTGGTTCGTGACTTGGGTACAAGTATATTGTCAGGTGGTACAACTGCACCAAATGTTGGTATATATCCAGACGGACCAGACGTGATTACAGTTATGGCGCAAAATATTGGGGGAACTTCATCGACTATCTTTGGTCGTATGTCCTGGACAGAAGCTCAAGCTTAAGAGGCGTTTATGTCATTAAACAACCCTCAGCTACCGATTCTACCGTTAGTAAACGATACTACGGCTTACTATATAGCCATGCAGGGAGCAACTGCAGGCTATACCAGTACTGAGTATGTTAGCCCTAACTTGGCATATATTCCAGTTAACAACGCATTGGGTTTTACTGGAAATCTAACAGTCAATGGTACAGCATTTGCAAACAATATCAGTGAAGTTTCTTCTACTGTGAGTATTGTAAATAATTCAATCACACTTAATCTTGCAGCCGCATCAATATTCAATGTTACATTGAATTCAAATATCACAGTCTTGCAACTATCAAATGTACAAGCTAGTGGATTTTCAACTTCATTCATAATGGTATTTACGGGGAGTGGCGCATCTCAAACAGTAGTATGGCCATCTAACTTTAAATGGCCATCAGGCACTGCACCAACAATCACTTCAACTGCAACTAAAAAAGATATTTTTCTTTTCTTTACAGTTGATGGTGGAATAAGTTGGCAGGCATTTATAGCAGGACAAAATTTATAATGACAGTATTGGCACATGTCGAAAATGGTACAGTAACAGGTGTATATGATTTGTTACCGGACAATTGGAGAAACATAAGTAATTTTTCTGCATTAGACTTTGATGCAGACAATGCTTTTCTATACAACTTAGGTTGGAGAAAAATAGAAAAAGCATTTATACCTACATATGATCCTTCTACTCAACAACTATCTGTGCCAACATATCAATATGACCCTAGTTCAGATGTAGTCACAGAAGTCATCTCAATCGTTGACATAAATACTATTAATCTTAATGATCCTCCGCAAGTAATACAAGCAAGTGATCTTGAAGATCCAACAGTAAGAGACCATAGAATCGCAATGATAGCTTTAAGAAACAAAAGAGATACTTTATTAGCAGCTTCTGATTATACACAAGTGGCAGATGTTGTAGAAAAAAATGGTGCTGATTTAACAGCAGAGTTTGTAACATACAGACAAGAACTACGTGATTTACCTGCAACTTATGAAAATGATTTAACATTCATCAACGAAAACGCAGCAGTTTATCCAGTTAAACCCGGAGAAGTATAATGAGCCTAGGGCTTCACTTATTACTATTATTAGGAAATTCTTCCCAATATAGTAAATCTCACAACATGTACCTATGGGGCGATAACACATACGGTCAACTAGGTGATAATAAAACAGCTAATTTCTTTAGTTGGTCACAAATGTCAGCAGGTGGCAATCATACGTTAGCAATACGTAGTGACAGTACATTGTGGGCTTGGGGACAAAACAATGTAGGTCAATTAGGTGATTATACAGGTATTGATAAATTAAGCCCTGTACAAATTGGTACTGATAGCTGGAGACAAATAAGTGCAGGTGATTTACATAGTGCAGGTATTAAAATAGATGGCAGTTTGTGGACATGGGGTGGAAATAGATTTGGCCAATTAGGTAACGGAAACAATGCTACTGCATTTGCACCAGCAAATATTGGTCCTGGTTTTAGTTGGACACAAGTAAGTGCAGGATCAGAAAATACTGCTGCAATTCGTAGCGATGGTAGCTTGTTTGTTTGGGGTAGTGACAATCAAGGTCAATTGGCTGGGTATCGCAGTACACAGTATTACACAAGTATAATTACTAAATTCCAAGCATATTATGCGTTGAGAAATGATAACACATTGTGGGTATGGGGAACTAACACATACAGCCAACTGGGACTAAATGATAACGTAACTCGTAGTTCACCTGTACAGTTGGGAGGTTCATGGATTAGTATTGGAACAAATAACCCAAGTATTTTAAGTACAGTAGCAATAAAATCCAATGGTACATTATGGGCTTGGGGATACAATGCATACGGTCAACTAGGAACAGGAAATGTAGTACAATACAACAGTCCTGTACAGGTTGGTTTGAATAGTGGCTGGTCTCTAGCCTCTATTAGTTATTTTTCATCATTATTTTCTAAAACAGATGGTACTTTATGGGCATCAGGACAGGGAACAGAGGGCGAACTTGCACAAATATATAGTGCGGTAAACAGAAGTAGCCCAGTACAAATTAGTTCAGGTGTAAGATTAACAAATAGCAATGCATATAGCTATATGTTTAATTATAATTCTACAAGTTCTGATTATGCAATGGTATTAAATAATTTACCACTTTCAAATTCAAACGCATATAGTTTGTACTTTGGTGGTTCTAGCTATATTACAATTCCGGGAACTATTCAAAACAACTTTGGTCTAGCACCGTTTACAATTGAATTTTGGGCATTGGCTTCATCATTTGGTAGTGGTCCGGTACTTATAGATTATTACATAAATGCATCTGGGTCACTTTTGTATGGACAATGGCAATTATATTTTAACACTAGCGGTCAAATAGTTTTCTTATATGCAACAAACAATACAACCGGTGCTGCTAGTATTACAACCACTGTTCTCACTACATCAACTTGGTATCATATTGCAGTTGTAAGAACTAGTTTGCTTACAAATGGAGTAACCATTTATGTTAATGGTGTACCAAATGTTATCGGAACTATCAGTCAAGCTATAGGTCTAATTAATCCAGGTGCATTGGGCAGACAAGTATATAATAACAGTAATTACTTTACAGGATATCTTAGTAATGTAAGAATGATTAATGGCGTTGCACTATATAATAGTCCATTTACGCCATCGACTGTACCACTTACAAGCCTTGTAAGTTCTCCTACTGTACCAACTGGTTTAGTACCAAATAGCATTTATTTTGCTATTGGTTATACTCAATATTTAAATGTATTATCTTTCCAAAATACAATGCTTGGATCATGGACAGTTGAAATGTGGTGCTATTGGACTGTGAATAACACACAGACATCAATACTTAATTTCAATTTAAATGGTAACACATATCAGGGTATTGATATATGGAAAAATACTAGTAATCAAATCGTAATTGATGATGGAGTTAATGCACAATCAGCATTTACCACTGCAACACCTAATATGAGTGCGTGGAATCATATTGCACTTGTTAGAAATAGTATTACAGGTATTACATCATGTTATATCAATGGTGTGTTTGCTGGAACAAATCCTTTTACTCCTCAATCTGGTATAAATGCAATAACAATTGGTCGTTATAATAGTAGCCCTTATTATTATTTCCCTGGTTATATTTCTAATATTAGAATTGTTCAGAATGTTAATGTATACACTGGTAACTTTACAGTACCAACAAGCCCACTAAGTGCAACTCAATCTAGCAGTACTAATATTTCAGCAATAACTTCGGGTCAAACTATATTCTTGGCTGCTCAGTCAAGTACACTTATTGATAATAGTTCATCTGCATATACAATATACAACCCAACATATGTAGTACCGTCAACTACATTCAGCCCCTTCTACAGTACTGGTAGTATAACTGCTAATACAAATACCTTGCAAACTTTGGGGTACGTTGCATCATTCAATGGTACTAATCAATATCTAACATTACCTAGTGTTACTAGTTTACAAATTAGCAACAACAACTTTACAATTGAAGCATGGGTATTCATGCAAACTTTGCCTGCCGCAAGTGCAACATACACTATTGTTTCAAAAGGTACTTTAACAGGTTCAAACTACGAATATAATGCATACATTTATAATGCGGCAGGTGTATATTCAATACGTTTAGATTTATCAACAAATGGTACTGCAGCAACAACATATACATCAAGTGCAATAACAATCTATGCTAACACATGGTATCATATTGCAATTGTTAAAGCGGTGGCAACTGGTTACTTTTGGTTGAATGGTGCGGCAGTAAGTAATCTTGCAGTTACACAAACAGGATGGTACACTGGAACTGGTGCAATAGGTATAGGTTCTTACAACACAGGTTTAAACTATTTTGCTGGCTATATTACTAATCTACGTATTGTTAATGGGGCTTCAATTTATGGTACAACATTTGTACCAAGTAAAACACCATTGACTGCAACACAGTCTATAAACTCTAGTGGATATGTCACTGGATATCTAAGTGGTTCTATCAATGGTACAGTAACAACACCTACAAATGGTAATAGTGCATATTTCAATGGTACTAGCCAATACTTAACTATATTAAATGGTCCAACTACTTTAGCAAGCGATTTTACAATTGAAGCATGGGTATACTCTACACATACAACTACAAATGGTACAATTTTTGGTTGGAGAAATCAATCTGCTGCAGGTTGGAGTGGTTTTATATTAAACCGTACTGCTAGTGCTAACACCCTAACACTTAGTCTCCAAATGACAGGTGGAACTCCCTCAATTACACTAACAAGTATTAATAATGCATATACACCTTTGAACTGGCACCATGTGGCTGTAACTAGATTAGGTGGAACGTTGACGTTGTGGTTAGATGGTTTGGTTGCAGGTGCTATTACTGGTGCAACTGGAGTTATCACACCAGGATCATCAACATTGATGATTGGTATGGATCCATATAATATTATTGCTTCTTCATACTTTAGTGGTTACATTTCAAACTTTAGAGTTGTAAATGGAGAAGCTGTATATACAGGTGTATTTACTCCAAGTACTACACCTTTAGCTACTACACAATCTAGTGGTACCAATACTAGTGCAATAACATTCTCAAGTACTAGTGGATATTATACTGCATCGTTTAATGGATCATCACAATATATTAATGTATCAAGTGCAGCAACAAGTCTTGCATTTGGTACTAATGATTTTACTGTTGAGTTTTGGACTTATATCATTGGAGCAGTATCAAGTGCTGCAGCATTTTATGATCAAAGAACTACAACAACCGCAGTAGCCCCAGTTATCTATATGTCTACAAATAATATATTATATTATGATGTAGGCTCAACACATCAAATAACAGGCCCATTATTGAACTTCTATCAATGGTATCATATTGCAGTTAGTAGAGCATCAGGATCAACAAGAATGTTCTTGAACGGTGTTCAAGTTGGATCAACATACACAGATAGTAATAGTTATGTTAACTTAACAGGCAGACCAATCATTGGATCATTTGGTGATACAGTTGCAAATCGTATGAATGGTTATATCACTAACTTAAGAGTTGTGACTAGTGGATTGTATACATCTACATTTACTCCAAGTACAACACCATTCACCTCAAGTTCAGTAGCTAATACTCAATTATTAATTTGTCAAAGCTCAACATTTGTTGATAATAGTACAAACGCTTATACAATTACTAATACTGGTTCTACAATTTCTGAATTAGTTGTTGGATTGTTTAGTAATAATACAGTTACTACTGTTCTAGCATTACAAAGTAGTGCTTCAATTGCAGATAATAGTAATAATGCATATACATTTACAAATACAGGAACTGTTGCAACAAACACATATAGTCCTTTTGCAACTGGTTTAACTGCATTATTAGCACTACAGAATAGTACATTCATTGATAATAGTACCAATAATGCAACTATTACTAATAATGGTACAGTTACTACATTGACCAATTATAGTTTATTTGGTACCGGCACAACATTGTTGGCTGCACAAAATAACACAATACTTGATAACAGTCCAAATAATTTATTATTATTAAATGGTCCTACTATAGTAACACCAAACTACACATTAATAGGTTATGCAACCCCTTTCAATACATATGCTAATTATTATCAATTTGGTACTGGTGATTTTAATATTGAATTCTGGACTTACTTCAATGCTGCAGGACCTAGTGCAGGATTTGTTGATTTTAGAAATCAACAAATAACAGGTACAAGTATAGTAATTTATGTAAGTGGTGGTACATTAGTTTATCAAAACAACGGTACATCTTTGATATCAACTACAATGAGTACACCAAATATTTGGTATCATGTTGCACTTTCTAGAATTAACGGAACATCTAGATTGTTCCTAAATGGTACTTTGTCCGGTAGCTCTGCTGATACTTATTTCTGTGTTGCACCTCCGCCAAACGTTTATCCTGCACCAACTACTAATTACATTACAGGTACTAGTACATACAATACAACTGGTTTTATTTACTTAGCAGGCGGTGGCTACGGTTATCTTAATGGTTTTATGAGTAATCTAAGAATTATTAAAGGTCAAGGATTATACTCAGCATCATTTACACCAAGCACTTCTCCATTGACAACAACTACTGCTGGTTCAACAGGTGCAGGTGTTGTAAGTAATACAATTACAGGTACTGTTGTGTTGTTGACATTTCAAAACGCAACATTAGTTGATAATAGTGGTAATAACAATTATATTTTCAGAGTTGGTCAACCATTCCCAGTTACATCTGATCCATTAAATGGTTCACCTTTTGGTACTTCATGGTTCTTAGCACCTAGCTGGTCTAGTATTGCTACTGCATATCAAGCTAGTTATGCATTGCGCAATGATGGTACATTATTTACATGGGGATACAATGGTGTTGGTCAATTAGGAATTAATAATACTCTTTCTAGAAGTAGCCCAGTACAGATTCCAGCTGGAAATACATTATCAAATAATAATGCATATAGTGTTATATTCAATGGTAGCACAGATTTTGTAGTAGTTGGCAACAGTTTACAAGGATTTGATTTTTCTAAGAGTGCGTGGACAATTGAATGTTGGATTAATCCATGGGGCAATTATGCTGCTAACAATGGTATTTTTAGTAAGCGTTCAGGAACCAATGCAAGTATTCAACTTAATTTAAATATAACAACTGGTTATATAAACTTATTAGTTTATACAACTTCATATACTTCATATTATGGTGTACAACCAAATGCATGGACTCATATTGCACTTACATATGATGGCATTAGTCATTTAGCAGTATATTTGAACGGTGCTAGTATATATACAATAACATTACTTGATCCTATCACTGATCAACCTAGCCCATTGTATATTGGATGTGATGTTGCTGGTTCTGATTTCTTTGGTGGATACATCAGTAACTTTAGAGTTGTAATGGGTCAAGCAATATATACGGGTATCAATCAAGGTACTGTATACTTTACTACAAGCACAACACCATTGACAAATAACACAATAGGTGCTACTGGTTCTGGTGTTGCCGGTAGTTTAACAGGCACTGTTTCATTGCTAACACTTCAAAATAGTACATTCGTTGATAACAGTGGTTATAATTATATTATATCATATCCTTCTACAAGTTATCCTCGCACTACTACAGTAACACCTTTTACAAGTGTTGCTACTCCATTAAGCTGGACACAACTTGCTGCAGGTGATAGTAATGTGTTCGTGATTCGTAGTGATGGTGGCTTATTTTCATGGGGTAATAATAACTATGGACAATTGGGTTTAAACAATACAATTTCTACATCATACCCATTACAAGTTGGTACTAGTAGTTGGACAGCAGTAAGAACTGAAGGCTATGCGGTGATTGCTCAACGTGTTGATGGTACATTGTTTGCATGGGGATACAACGGCGCCGGACAATTAGGATTGTATCATAATTATAATTTAAGTTCACCTACGCAAATTAGTACAACAACTTCATATATATTTGCAGCAACAGTGGTTGATCAAAGTGCAGGATATTTCACAACGTCTGATTATACCACATATTACACAGGAAGCCCATACGGTGTTACTGCTGCACAGAGTAGCCCAACACAAATTGGATTCTATCAAGATTTTACAATGACTCCTTATAAGGTGGGTACTAGTTCATGGACTAGTGTAAGTGCAGGTAAAATGCATATTGTAGCTATCAAAGCTGACGGTACACTATGGGCATGGGGTAACAATACATTAGGTCAATTGGGAGATAGTACAACTGTAACACGTAGTAGTATTACACAAATATCAACAAGTAGTTGGAGTGCTGTTAGTGCAGGTGGTAGCCATACAGTAGCTAAACGAGTTGATGGTACTATTTGGGCTTGGGGTGCAAATCAATATGGTCAATTAGGAACAAATAATTTACCTGCAGGTGGTTTATACTGGGTTCAATTGAGTGAAAAATTATCACACAAAATGGCACTACGTAGTGATGGTGCATTGTTTACATGGGGTGATAATAGATATGGTCAATTAGGTGATGGCACTACAGTTACACGTAGTAGTCCAATACAAATTGGTAATAGTAGCTGGGTTGCAATTAGTGCAGGTACAAGTCATAGTACTGCTATTCGTAATGATGGTACATTATGGGCTTGGGGAGCAAATGATTTTGCACAATTAGGTACAACACCAAGTCCTAGCAATACTGCTTCATGGTTACAAATTTTAATGAATGTTACAACTAGTAACATTATTGCGTTGAAAACTGACTATACAATGTGGACTTGGGGTACTAATACATACGGTGAATTAGGAAACAATACAACAATATCTACCTCAGTTCCAGTGCAGGTTGGTATTAGTAGTTGGTCTATGATTGCTGCGGGTACAAATACAAAGTATGCAATAAGATTAGATGGTACACTATGGGCTTGGGGTGCAGATCAATATGGTCAACTCGGTAATAACACAGCTGGTATTAGTACTAGTAGTCCAGTGCAAGTTATATCAACAAGTGTACAATCATGGAAGTCAGTATTTGCAGGTGGATATACTGCTGTTGCGATTGCAGATAATGGTGCACTATGGGCCTGGGGATTCAATAATTTTGGACAAGTAGGTAATAACTCAACTAACTCAGTGATTAGCCCAGTATTGATTGGTGCAAACCTTTCTCAAACATGGGTAACTGCATCAGTAGGTGGAAGTCATACACTTGCTATTACAAGTCAAACAGGTTATTTATATGCATGGGGTCTTAACAGTTTTGCACAATTAGGTACAGGTGATCTAACTGCACGTAGTGTCCCTACACTTATTAGTACAAGTAGCTGGACTCAAGTAGCTGCGGGCTTATCACATAGTTTAGCTATACGTAGTGACGGTACATTGTGGGCTTGGGGCGGTGATGCAAATGGTCAACTTGGTTTATACTATGCAACAACATATGTAACAACGCCAGCACAAGTTATATCAGCAGGCCCATCTGTAGCAAACGGTGGAAGTATATTCTATAATTATAACGTAGCTACTGGTTATCAAACACTAACACTATATCCTGGTGCAGGCGCTAGTGGATTAACATTTGGTGCAAATAATTTCACCGTTGAATGTTGGATATATCTAGAAGTTGGTCCAAGCATACAATATATTTTTGATGCAAGGGACGGATCACATACAAACAATTGGGCATTTGGTTGGGGTTTGAATACAAGCGGATCATTAGGTTGGTACAATGGTACAAGTACTCTTGTGCAAGATCCTTCTACTACTGACTTTAATTTATATCAATGGTATCATGTTGCATATGTAAGAAACAATAATGTTGGTACATTATATAGAAATGGACAAGCAATTGCAACTGCCGCAGATACTACATTATACAATACTGAATCTTTCTATTCATACATTGGAATACGTTATAGTCTTGTTCAAAATTTTTTATGGGGAGGTATTAGTAATTTACGTATTATAAATGGACAAGCACTTTATACTGGTAATACTATAGGTACAACATATTTTTCTCCAAGTGTAACTCCACTGACAACAAGTACAGTTGGTGCAGTTGGTACAGGTGCCGCAACTAATTTAACTGGTGCAGTTGTATTACTAACATGTCAAAGCAGTACTGCATTCATTGATTATGGAATATATGCGTATCCTATTGCTAATTCCTCTGGATTCTTGTCTCAAGTTGGACCTTTCAATATATTGAGTTGGAGTCAAGTGTCAACCGGTGATATTTCAAGCTATGGTATTGCAAATGGTTATTTATATGCTTGGGGCTATAATGGTTATGGTCAACTAGGCGATGGTACAAACGCAGATAAAAGCAGTCCAGTACAAATAGCTGCATCAGTATCAAACTTTAGTAAAGTGTCTTCTGCAGGTAGTTTCTTCTATGCAACTACTACAGCTGGTACTGCATATTTTTCAGGTAACAATACTTCAGGTTATTTAAGTGTTGGTAGCGGTGGCGGTGTGTTTAATATAAACTTATCAAGCCCTGTGCAACTCACTAGCTGGCAATATCAAAGTTCACCTATACAAGTAGGTGTCAGCTCTTGGTCATCTGTAAGTGCAGGTGACAAATATACATTAGGACTTACAAACAATTATGCATTGTTTGGTTGGGGATTGAACACAAATGGACAAATAGGTATACCTAATGCAGTCTATTGGTCAAGCATTACGACTGGTGTAAGTCATACATTAGCAATACGTAGTGACGGTACATTATGGGCTTGGGGATATAATGGTAGTGGACAATTAGGTATTTCTAATATCATTAGTGCTAGTAGCCCTGTACAAATTGGTAACAGTAGTTGGTCAGCAATATCAGCCGGTAATAGCCATAGTATTGCAATTCGTAGTGATGGTACATTATGGGGTTGGGGTAGAAATGATTCAGGTCAATTAGGTGGATTTGCATGGGCAAAGATAAGCACTGGTACTAGCCATACACTTGCCATACGTAGCGATGGTAGCTTATGGGCTTGGGGATATAATAACTATGGTCAAGTTGGTGTCAACACGGCAACTGCAAGTTACAGTAATCCACAATTAGTAAGCACAAGTAGTTGGATTTTTGTTTCAGCAGGAAACATGATGAGTTTTGCTATTCGTGCAGATGGTGCATTGTTTGCCTGGGGTAATAACGTATTAGGTGGTCTAGGTGATAGAACCGTTACTAGTCGTTCAAGTCCAGTGCAGATTGGAACAAGTAGTTGGACACAAATATCTACAGCATATTCACATGCAATGGGTATTACTTCTGCTAATGCAATGTATGCATGGGGTATGAATAGTTGGGGTATATTAGGTACTGGTGATAGTATAAATCGTAGCAGTCCAGTGTTGATTGGCTCAGCAGTAACTAATATATTTGCTTATAGCGTTATATTTGATGGAAGTTTAAATTATCTATATACTCCAGTCACATCTAGTGTTAATTTTGCAAACTCTAACTTTACTGTTGAATGCTGGGTTTACACAACCGCATACACTACATATACCACAATTGCATCAGTAGGTGTAAATGGTTCTTCAGCTTTCTGGGCTCTTGTTATCAATGCAACTGGTTATGTAGTATTTTATACAAATACTGCAGGTAATTTTGCATTACCAAATAGTTATACCTCTACAAACATTATACCATACTATGTTTGGACACATATAGCAGTTGTAAGAAGTAGTGCAACTTCATTTAACATTTATATCAATGGTTTATCAAGTTATTCAACTTCATCGTTTGTTAATCCAGTAGGAGCTACCGGTAATCTTTATCTAGGTAGTTACTTTACTCAAGCTAGTTATGGTTTTTATGGCTATATAAGCAACTTCCGTATCGTTAATTTAGCTGTATATACAGGATCGTTCACACCACAAACAAATCCTCTCACACTAGTACAAAATGCTGGTAATTTAACAAGTAATGCAATAACAGGAACACAAACTGCATTATTGGCATTACAAAGCACAGTAACAGGTGATGCAAGTACAAACAACCTTACACTAACAAATACCGGTGGTGCAACTCTTAGTTTAACAATATCACCGTTTACAACAATACCTCAAGTAGGTGGATATAGTGGTTATTTTAATGGTAGTACATATTTAACTGTTACATATTCTTGGCCGGGATTATCTGCGATACACACAATTGAAGCATTTGTTTACATGACATCATATCCTTCACCAGTTGGCACTATTATGGGTGAAACTAATGGCGGTAATACTGATGCATGGGAATGGACTATTCAATCTAACAATGTACAAATAGGTTATAGAAGTGGACCTAGTACTATTGCTTTCGTTGGTGCTAGTTATGCATTCTCATTAAATACTTGGTATCATATAGCAATTACTAGAGATAACACAAATTTAGTTAGAATATTTGTAAATGGTGGTTTACAAGGATCAGGTACTATTTCTACTTGGAACTCACAGAGTATTTTGAATATTGGATATTTAGAAAGTAGTGCTACATATTATTTCTCTGGATATATATCCAATGCAAGAATTATTAATGGTACTGCATTGTACACTAGTACTTTTGCAACACCTACATCTCCGTTAACTGTTTATACTGGTACTGCAGTATTGGCACTACAAACATCATTAACTGCTGATGCTAGCGGTCATTATACAATATCAAACAACGGTGGCGTTACACTAAGTACAACTATATCTCCGTTTGCCTTAAACGCAATTAATAACGGTGATAGTGTATACTTTACAGGTAGTACTCAGTACTTAAATGCACCAAGTAATGCAGTATTCACATTTGGTACTAATAACTTTACAATTGAGGGATGGATCTATTTAGCAAGCGGTACTAGTGGTACATTGTTTGACAATAGAACTGCAAGCAATTCAGTAAGTGCACAAATTTATGTTGCATCAAGTGTTGTATATTATGCAGTGGCAGGTACTAGTGTTATCACTGGCTCTACACTATCTACAAGCACCTGGTATCACGTTGCTGTAGTTAAAAATTCTGGTTATACTAAACTATATGTTAATGGTACACAAGCAGGTAGTACATACACAGATAGTAATAACTATGTAATCGGTAGTCCATACATTGGTACTGGATACAGTAGCAGTAACCCATTGAACGGCTACATCAGTAATCTACGTGTTGTAAACGGAGTGGGTGTTTATTTACTTAACTTTACTACACCTACTAGTCCTTTGTCTGCAACACAAAGTGCAGTAGGTAATGCCGTATCTTCAATAGGTTTAATATCTAATACTGCTAGTGGTAGTGTTTATTTTAATGGAAGTACATCATACTTGTCACTGCCAAGTACACCTTTCTTGTATGGAATGGCTCCGTTTACAATTGAATTCTGGATATTTGGTCATACATTTGCAAATAGTCCTTTTATTATTGATGACTATATT